TCAGAAAATACTGAAGTTGCTTTACCACTTAGAAATATTTTATCTTTAGTTGTAGGAGCAAGTATTGCCACGTGGGCATACTTTGGTATTGTAGAACGATTAAATAGTATTGAAACATCACAAACCATGATGCATGCTGACGCCCAGATGAATACTGAGTTTCGTATTAAATGGCCTCGTGGTGAAATGGGAAGTTTACCAGCAGATAGCGAACAATTTATGCTAATAGAACATTTAGCTGGTGAATTAGAAAAACTCACAAAAGAAATAGAAAGCGGCAAGGCTCCGTTTGATCAACAACAAAAACTTCAAATTGATTTTATGCAAAAGCGTATAGAACATTTGGAAGAAACACATGAAAAAATAAGAAATGACATTATGGATTTAATCCATCAAATAGGAAATATTCCACAGATGACATCAAACAATAACGCCCATTCAGGACACTAAAAATGGATTTAATGCCAATATTTTTATTTGTTATGTCAACTTCAAGTTATGTAGAACTTGGAGAATATAAGACTATGGAAGAATGCATGCAAGCTTTACCAATAGCTGAACAAATGTATAGTGAGGATAAACACGTTATGTGTGGAGATCCTAAAGAACACGATAGTGGAGATCATGAAAATCATATGAAACATGGTAATCATGGAGACCACTAATGATAGAAACCTTATTTATTCTTTTTCTGTATATGAACAACAAAGCTATAGAGTATACACCAAAGGATAGCTTAGGTGATTGTTTAGGAACCAAGCGTCAAATTGAACGAAATCTTGGTGATAGTAGCAGATATTCTTGTGAGAAGCATACTGTTAAAACTATGGAAAAGACAAATGGTAAGAAAGAAATAGTAGAATTTATTGAGGATTAAACATGGCTAGACTTTATTTAATATTACTAATTTTAGGATTAATGTCTTCTATTGGATATGCTGGATATTCTTATTATATGTGGTCACAGGAAACAATTGGGACACTAAGAGAAAACAATGTCAAATTAAAATCTGCTGCAGAAACTTTACAAGTAACAGTAGATAAAATGGCAGAAGACGCACAAAGAAATGAAGAATTAAATCGTAATTTGACTAACCGATTACAAAAATCACAAGAGCACCTTGATAAACTTAGAGGTGTATTTGCAGAAATTGACTTGACTATGGAGGCATTAACAAATGCGCAAGGACTCGAAGATAGAGTTAATGCAGCAGTTAAAAAGCTCATTAACAGAATACAAAATGAAACCACTCCTCCTTCTGACGATCCCATTCCTACTGACAGCATGCGGGATGAGGACGGCGGAAACGGAAGTAGTGGTCCAAACTGAATACCAAGAACAACTTGTTCCTATTCAGGAAAGACCTAAAGCCGTGGCTATGCCACCGGTTGATTGGTTTATTATTACTGAAGAAAACCTAGAAGAAAAGCTGGCAGAAATTGATACCAAGACAGGTGATGTAGTTTTATTTGCTATAACTCCTAAAGGATATGAAAACCTAGCTCTTGGTATAGGTGATCTACGTAGATATATAAAGGACCAACAGGCCGTTATAGGTTACTACGAAGAAGCTTTGTCTAAAGACGAATAAATCAATAAAAATTAAAAAAAATATATTAATATACCACATATGGTATATGTACAAACCCGTGTTTTAATATATAATACTATCAATTAAACAATCCTACTTATGTGGCATACCATTTAGGTGTGCTTGATTTTTTTTACTCAAAGGAAACACTTATGTTAAAAATAGTTCCAAACAATTCAGAAGTCAATACCCGTCAACTTTTGTCTCAGACTAAATTTTATGAAGGGTACTCTCGTTGGGATGATGAATTAAATCGTTATGAAACTTGGGAAGAGGCTGTGACTCGTGTCATGGATATGCATAGAGAGTATTATTCAGAAAAAATGTCACCGGAACTAGAACAACTTATAGATGAAGCAGAGTCCTTATATAAACTACAATATGCTTTAGGTGCTCAGAGAGCGCTCCAGTTTGGCGGTGAACAGCTCAAGAAGCATCAAATGCGGATGTACAATTGCACGTCTAGTTACGCAGATAGAGCAGCATTTTTTGGTGAATTGTTTTACATCCTTTTGTGTGGTGCTGGCGCTGGCTTTTCTGTTCAAAAGCATCACATAGATAAGATGCCAGACATTACAGAACGTAAGAAACAAGCAAAAGGATTTGTTGTTGAAGATTCAATTGAAGGCTGGGCTGATTCTTTATCAGTTCTTATGTCTTCTTATTTTGTGGGTGGCGGAACTCATCCAGAATTTCAAGGACGTAAAATTTATTTTGACTTACAAAATGTAAGACCAAAAGGCGCAAAGATTTCAGGTGGATTTAAAGCACCAGGACCAGAACCTCTCCGTCGTGCTCTTGATAAAATTGAACATATGTTACAGGGTATAATTTTATCTGGTCGTAAAAGACTTAAACCAATTGAAGTATATGATATTTCAATGCACGCTGCTGACGCAGTTTTAGCAGGTGGTGTACGTAGATCTGCTACCATTTGTTTATTTTCACCAGAAGACGAGGAGATGATGAATGCCAAAACAGGAAATTGGTTCAACGATAACCCTCAACGCGGCAGAAGCAATAATTCAGCTGTTATCGTCAGATCCGAAATTACTAAAGAAGATTTTAAAAAAATCATGGAACCAATTAAACAATTTGGAGAACCAGGATTTTACTTTGTCGAAGACAGAGATTTCACGACTAACCCGTGTGTTGAGATTGGTATGTATCCGCAAATTGATGGAAAATCAGGTTGGCAGGGATGTAACTTAACTGAGATAAATGGTGGCAAGTGTACAACTGAAAAAGAATTTTATAAAGCATGTCGAGCTGCTTCAATTATGGGTACGCTTCAAGCAGGATACACTGATTTTAAATATATCAGTGAAATCTCCAAAAAAATCTATGAAAGAGAAGCACTACTTGGTGTTTCGATCACAGGTTGGATGAATAATCCAGATGTTCTATTAAATAAAGAAGTTCAAGAAAAAGGCGCAGATATTGTCAAACAAATCAACAGAGAAGTTGCAGAGCTTATTGGAATCAATCCAGCGGCTCGAACAACGTGTGTCAAACCAAGCGGCAATGCTTCGGTTTTATTACAAACTGCTTCTGGTATTCATGCTGAGCATTCCCCTCGTTATCTGCGCCACATTCAATTAAATAAGGAGACCGAAGTTGCTCAGTTACTTGCTTCTGAAAACCCTTACATGGTTGAGGAATCGGTATGGTCTAGCAATAACACTGATTTTTGTATTGCTTTTCCTGTTGTTTCCCCCCAAAACTCTCTCTATAGAGAAGACCTGTATGGAACCGAATTGCTTGAAAAAGTCAAGCTCGTTCAATCCAGCTGGGTGGAAAGTGGAACCAATAGAGACTTGTGTGCTGATGAACGAATCCGTCACAATGTGTCAAACACCGTTACAGTGATGCCACATATGTGGGCACAAATTGAAGATTATGTATTTGAAAATCGTAATTATTTTGCAGGTATTAGTTTCTTAGCAGGTTCCGGGGATAAAGACTTCGCACAAGCTCCTATGAGTGAAGTCATGACTGAAGATCAGATTGTAGATAAATACGGTAAAGCTGCACTATTTGCATCTGGTCTTATTGTCGATACACGTAAATCAGGATTTAGAGATCTCTGGGATGCCACTTTTATAGCACAACAATCAGAGGAATATAGAGGAGAAGTAAGCGACTTGAACAAAGAATGGATCCGCCGCTTTAATAAGTTCGCTGACAACTATTTTATGGGTGATACAAAGGAAACTGAGTATTGTCTAAAAGATGTTTTTCTCCTCCATAAATGGACCAAGATTCAACAGAATTATAGTGCAGTGGATTTTGTAACACAACTGACAGAAAAAAGATTTACAGATATCGATACAATGGGCGCAATGGCATGTCATGGTGGAGCATGCGAAATTACTTTCTAGGAGCATAAGGGATTGAAACATTACTACATCGAGTGTCAATACTGCGAAGAAGAAACTACAGTTTCCACACAACAAGAAGAGCCGGATTTTTGTCCTATGTGTGGAACACAAGTAAATGCTGTTTATTTAGATCAAATGGAAGATTCAAGCGAGTAATAAAATGGAGATTAATTCAGTAGCTACTAATATACAAAACGCCATGATGATGCAAGGCGCAAGTAGAAATATGCCTATGAATACTCCTAATGAAGCTCAATCATTAAAAGGTGTAAGTGAAAATATGCCTTTTAATTACGAAGCTAAAAATACAAACCGTGAATATATTTGTGAAACTTATTACAATTATAATGCAAAAGGTGAACGAGTAATGATTAGACAAATAGGACACATGGTTGATATTATTGTACTATAAATAGATCCATGTGGTATTACAATGAAAAAGAATTTGAACCAGCTAAATTTTCTTATGAAGATTTGGCTGGTTTTGTTTACATAGTTACTGATTTAAATAACGGTAAAAAATATGTAGGAAAGAAATTATTTTGGGGAACAAGAAAATTAAAACCTCTTAAAGGAAAGACTCGTAAAAGAATAAGCAAGATAGAGTCTGACTGGAGAGAATATTTCGGATCTAATGAACAAGTAAAAATGTTAGTCGAAAATGAAGGACAAAAAAGATTTAAAAGAGACATCCTCCACCTATGTAAAGCCAAAGGTGAAATGACTTATTTAGAAATGAAAGAACAGATTGATCGTGAAGTACTATTCCGTGATGATTATTATAATGAATTTATTGGAGGTAAAATTCATAGTAAACATTTAAAGGAATACAAAAATGTACGAATACAAAGCAAAGATTCTAAAAGTGGTTGATGGTGATACAGTAGACGTAGACATTGACTTAGGGTTTGGAATTGTATTGACCGATGAAAGAGTTAGAATTATGGGGATCGATACTCCTGAAACTAGAACAAGTGATAAGATTGAAAAGATCTTTGGACTAGCAGCAAAAGAAAGAGCAAAAGAACTTTTAGCTTCAGGCGGAATTCTAAAAACTTTTGCAGCAAAAGATGGTGAGGATATGAAAGGAAAGTTTGGTCGTATCCTTGGTGATTTTATTTTAAGTGATGATCGTATGTTCACCGAAGTTTTGATAGAAGAAGGACATGCTGTCAAATATCATGGACAGAATAAAGCTGATGTCGAAAAAAGTCATATGGCTAATAGAAATAAGTTAATGTCTGAAGGCACAATAGATCCAAAGGAAGTACAAAAAGTTTCTGCGAAATAAAAAAAATGGTTTACATTTGATAAGAACTATGGTAGAATGGTTACATAATGATAGGAGTAGACTATGATTTTAATAGATTATAATGGTATTGCCATCGGCAATGTAGTAGTACAACGTCTTGCAGCGGATGAGAATCTTATTCGACATATGATTCTAAATTCAATTCGTATGTATAGACAAAAGTTTGGTAATGAATATGGCGAAGTTGTCATCGTTGCCGATGGTGCCAATAACTGGCGTAAAGAGGTTTTTCCTCAATACAAAGCTAGTCGTAAAAAATCACGTGATGCATCATCCATTGATTGGAATGAAGTCTTCCGTGTTATTAATATGGTACGTGACGAAATTCGTGATAACTTTCCCTATAAAGTTATGCACCAACATGGCTGTGAAGCCGATGACGTAATTGCTCAAATCGCGTTACAAACTCAAGAGTTTGGCAAGCATGAGCCTGTTATGATTGTTTCTGCTGATAAAGATTTTATTCAATTGCAGAAGCATAAGAACATCCGTCAATTTTCTCCTATGACTAAAAAATATGTTACTGATCCTAATCCTCATAAATATATGATGGAACACATTTTCCGCGGAGATGGTGGCGACGGAGTCCCTAATGTGCTCTCTGATGACAATGTTTTTGTAGAAGGACGTAGACAGTCTCCTGTGACAAAGAAGAAGATAGAGGAATGGAGATCAGCTGATAATTTACAAGCTGCTATGGGAAATGATATATATCGTAACTATCAACGTAATCAACGTATGATTGATTTAACTATGACACCTGATAATATTAAACAGGAAATTATTGAAACCTATGACAGCCAAAATCCTCTGTCAAATAAAGGAAAAGTTTTCCCTTATTTAATTGCAAAGCGCTGTAAATTACTTATGGAAAACGTTCAAGAATTTATATGATGAATATATATAAAATTAGAAATAGGAGTTTATAATGGTAATGCTAGTTCATGAAGTTCTTGAAGAAGCTAGAAAAAAACGAAAAAAAGAAGAACGAGTACAAGTGCTAAAAAGCAATAATTCTTGGGCACTTAAAGATATTCTCAGAGGTTCAATGGATCCCACCATTGAATGGAATTTGCCAGCCGGCGAAGATGTACCCTACGAACCTAATCAGCCCCACTCAGCGCCAGGTAATCTGTTGCGTGAGAATAAAAAGTTTAAGTACTTTGTAAAAGGTGGCGCAGGCGACGGAATGATGAAGGCAAAACGAGAAAAGATATTCATTGGGATTTTAGAAACTATAGATCCTAATGATGCACTGTTAGTCATTAATATGATTAACAAACAACCGCCTTCGGGCATAACTAAACAAGTAGTAGAGGAGGCTTTCCCTGGCTTACTTAAGGGTTAAAACAATACAAACAGAAACTCAAACTACTAAGGTCGCGGTACTTCGGTATTAGCGGCTTTATATACTTCAAAGGAGGACAAATGTCCAAGTTAGAAAGACTGCAACGAGATTCGATCGAGCTGAAAAGATTTGTAGAAAAACTAACAAAGGAGGGTAATGATTCATTAGCATCAAAAATTATTGTTAAAAAGAAATTTTTAGATAGCAGAATTAATGAATTGTATTCTACAGCATAAAAAAGGTGTACATTCGTGAAATATTTGGTATAATAGATAGGGAGCTTTAAGGTGGGTGGATAAATAGAGATATATTATTCACTCATCTTTCGTTAAAATGAATCACTTGCAAATTTATGGTTTACATTTTGTCTTATATATGGTAAGATCTTATAATGGAGGTTACACATGAATATTTTTATCTTAGATCGTGATCCTATTATTGCCGCACAATACCAGTGCGACAAACATGTGGTCAAAATGATTGTCGAATCAGCTCAAATGTTATCCACTGCCCACCGTATGATTGATGGTTATGTTGAAAAACGACCATCAAAATCAGGCAAGCGTATAATTAACTATTGGGTCCATCCTAGAGCAGATAAGGAGGAACGTTTGTACAAGGCTGTCCATCATAGCCATCCATCCACGGTATGGACTATGGAATGCGCTGCTAATTACAAATGGCACTACGATCATTTTTGTGCTTTGCTTATGGAATATACTCATAGGTACGGAAAAACACATAGTACTGATAGACTAAGAGACATTCTTGTATTGCCTCCACGTAATATTGAAGGCTTTGCACAGAAACAAGGTGTTAAAACACCATTTAAATTAGCAATGAAAGATTATCCCGAATGCATTGCTCTTGGCGATCCAGTCGAGGCTTACCGTGCATTCTATCAAACCAAGCAATCAAGATTTAAAATGGCTTGGACAAACCGCAATGTACCTGAATGGTTCAAGGAGGTAGCATGACCAAAGAAAATACCCGCGCAAAAAGACTAATGAGATCAAAGGCCGCAAGGCTACGTAGAAAAGTTCGTAAGACTATGATTGAAGAACGAACTTTGCGTCTGTTTGCTCGACTCCGAAAAAAAAGGAAACAAGCTGCATAAAGTTGTTTACTTTTGGTTTAAATTGTGGTAGATTAAATTATGGATATAAAATTTTCTGGATATAAAATGTCATCTAAACAGCAAGATATCATATGCGAAGCTTGTGATCTTATGCTTAGCCAACTCGTGTCAAAAAGATTAAAGNACTCTTTATT